CTTCCTTCAATTAGCTAACAAGGGAATTTAGCAAAGTTGGTCTATGCGTCGGACTGAAAATCCGAAGAACAAGGTTCGAGTCCTTGAATTCCCGCAGTCTTGTATCAATGAACGCATCACTCTATCCGAATTGAAGACGGGTGTCGGGTCTGCCCGAAGATGGGAAAGTCGATAGAGTAGTAGGTGGAAAGGGTATGGGTAAATCCGAAATAAGTCCCAGAGAGTATTTATCAAGGTGGATTTCTGCAAAATCATGCAGCAGTTGACGGTGACGACATGGCGGTTCATGATGTTGGCGCTTAGGAACAGACTAAGACGAATGCGAAAGCATTCCCCAGCGTAAGCTCATGGGTGAACGAGTGGTTCGGTTGCAACATCGATGGCAGTTCGGAAAGACGGACAACTGGTATCGTGGCGGAATTGGTTAGACGCTGACAACTCTTAGTAGACTTGGTTGCGATGTTATGAAAACAGGACATCAATGTAAAACTAATCATACCGTTCTACGCAAAAGACGTGAAGATTGCCAAGCATTGCAGGTTCGAGTCCTGCCGATACCTCAACCCTTATAGTAGCGATAAGCAAAAACAAGAACATAAAAGCTTGTGCAGTTTATTGGGTGATGGGAATTGCCATCTGACACGACTGAAAGAAGCCGAGAAATGGCATAAGTGTTCTTGTAAGTAGCTTGAAGAATGATTGAATTTGTGTTTAAGCCTGTCGGGAATATGCTCGGCAGGTATTTGCACAGAAAATGTATGAAGTTGTACATAACCGGAAAATATGGAAATAAAGATAAGACCTCAAAGAATATCTGATGCTGAATACAGCTGGGAAATGCGTAAGGATAAGGATATATGGAAGTACGCTATTTGCGAAAGTCCTTATTCTCCTTTGTCGTTGGAATCTGAAACCAATTTCTATCGTGAGCAAGTAGAACTTAATCGCTGCATCCGCTTCGCCATTCTTGCTGACGACACTTATATTGGCAATGTCTTCATAGATAGAATAGATGAATTGGCGTGTGGATTTGGGGAACTTCACACCCATATACTCAATAAATCATACTGGGGCAAGGGTGTAGGCTATGAATGTAACCGCCTTATCCTTGAATATGCTTTCCGTATTGCTAAAATGAAAGGTATTTATCAATATATCAATCCTAGTAATATTGCGGCATGGAAGAATGCTTTGAAACTTGAATTTAAGGATCTTGGAACTTCTCCAATCAGACCTAATGTACATACATTCACTATAAAAAGAGACCAATGGATAAAAGAATAGAAGTAATAGAACTGCCAGTATCTGAACTTAAAACAGAATTCGGTAATCCTCGTAAGCCACTGAAAAAAAAAGCTAAGGAGAAGTTGAAAGAATCGCTTGATAATCTTGGTGATTTTGGTGTTATTGTTATTGACGAACACAATAACATCATTTCCGGACATCAGCGTGTTTCTATTCTTATGGATAATCCGGACACGCAAGTTTTGTGCAAACGCCTTATTGGTTACAGTGAATCAGAACTAAAGGCTATCAATATCAAAGCGAATACCCATGCCGGTGAATGGGATATGGATAAATTGGCGGAATGGACTGCCGACTTAAAGATTGATTTAAGTCTCGATTTAGGGAACCTAAATACGAAAGAAAGCAAAATTAAGGACATGGAACTCATACGATACGAGAAGTATGATTACGTGATGATTGTGTGCAGGAGCGAGATTGACTACTTGAATCTTACCCGTACTCTTGGAATTGACGACAAGAAAGTTCTGGTATCTAAAAATGCCACTAAAGAACGAAAGATTAAAGCGCGTGCTATTTGGTACGATGATATAAAAGCTCAAATAACCCCTAAAAAAGAAAAAAGATGAAAGGTTTCAATGTACTGCTTACGTGCTGCTCCATTCACGTAAAGGAAGTTATAGATTGTCTGAAAAACAATGAAGATGGAGTTAAGGTAAAAGTGTATGTTACAAATTCTATTGCAGCTAATCTTCCACCGGCTGAATTGTCAGACGGTAATTTTGTGGTTCCGGCTGTAACTGCACCTGATTACATTGAAACACTCATATCTTTATGTAAGGAGCTTGATATTTCAATCATTATGCCTACTGCTACATTGGAATTGGAAATAATGGCTCGCGCTAAAGATGAGTTTAAGCAAAACGGTATTCTCGTCTCTGTTTCCTCTATTGATAGTTTGCTGGTCGCCAACAACAAGATTGCTCTTTATGGTTGTTATGCAGATTTGATGCCGAAGCAAATTATACCGAATGGAGTTTCTGATGTTGATGCTTTTGCATCTATGTTCAAGTATAAAAACAGCTCCATCTGCTGCAAGGTAGATAATTTGTGTGGAGGTAAGGGGTTTGCTGTTGTGGATGACAGGAAGAGCAATGACACCTCTCTATTCAATAAGTTTGGAGAGAATAGATACATATCCCTACACGATTTGAAATCCATCGTTGGCAATGGTAAAAATAAGGTTATCCTTCAGCAGAGAATCGAAGGACTGGATTACACCGTTAGTGTGCTTGCAGACAAAGGAGTAGTTACTCATATCTGCGGTTATGTCGGCTATATGATGGCTTTCGGCTCTATCATGTACGGAGAAATCAAGCCTAATGATATGGCTTATGATATTGTGAAAAAGATTGTAGCAGAACTTGGACTTGATGGTAATGTGGCTTTCGACTTCATTCTAAAGAAAGATGGCAAAGTTGTGTTGCTTGAAATCAATCCACGCATCAATGCTTCGCTTCCGTTTGTCCGTCATGCCGGTTGCAACATGGCTTATCTGCGATGCAAACAATTGTTTGGTTATGAAATTCCATCCACATACGAATTAAACTACGGATTAAAGATGAAGAAGTTCTATGATACCCGATATTACGTTTAACATATATGTTATGTCGTATCAGCGACCTCACAAGATAATGACCAAACATTGTCTTGAATACTGTACTTATGTTGTTAGAGAAGAGGAAGCTGATGCTTATAGGGATGCCTGCATAGATGATATGCTTGTCATTCCTAAAGATGCTACGCTTGAATGTGGCGGTAAGGTACATAGCTTCATGTCAACATTATATTGGATTATTGAGAATACACCCGAAGATGTAATATTTGTTGCCGATGATGATATAAAGCATTTTTGTTATCGTCTTAACAATTATACTGCTATTACAGCAGAGAATTATCCGGACTGGAAAGAAAGGACTTGTAATGAAATACTTCGTATTGGTCAACAGCTTTACGATCTGAATCTCGGACTTGCCTTTGACAATCCTCAAATGGCATTGTACGTGTATGACAAGGAATTTTGTTTTAAAGGGATGCCTGGTCACGTTCGATGGATTAATAAGAAAGCACTCAAAGCAAAGTACGATCTTAAGGACCCGGCTATCTCTGATGTTGATATGATGTTACAGGAATTACTTATGAATAGAGTTGTACTTCTGCCTAAGTATTTCCACAGTTACGGTGTCCAGGCTTCCAACGAAGGAGGTACCACCATTGACTCTAAAAGGAACTATGAGTATAGATGTGCAATGAAAAACAAATGGGGAAAGTATTATGATTTCGACTTTAGAAAAAATACAGCAAAGATTAATGTCAAGCGGTGATTTGAAAACACCTCTATACATAGCAGACAAAAGTGACTTCAAACGGAATATCACCGATTTTATAGCCGCTTTCAGAAAATACTACCCAAACTATAATATCGGGTACAGTTTCAAGACGAATTACTGCAAAGAATTCATCAATGTGGTAAAAGAAGTCGGTGGATATGCCGAAGTTGTTTCTCCCAAAGAGTATCAGCTTGCACGGAACTATGGATTTGATGACAGCCGGATTATATACAATGGTGTTATCCCGGATTTGGACGATAAGATACGTTGTGCTAATCATGGTGGAATAGTGAATGTTGATAATGTTGGTGAACTTGGATCACTTGTTGGAATATGTACCGTACCGCTTACTATTGGAGTTCGTCTAAATTTTGATATTGGAAATGGCATAGTTTCAAGATTCGGAATTGATGTTGATAGCAAAGGTTACCAAGAAATTACAGAACTACAACGAAAGGGATTGGCAAAAGTAAAATGTGTTCATTGTCATATTTCTTATGCTCGTGGACTTTCGTATTTCAGGAAACGTGCCGAAATGATGGCTCGATACGCAAAAGAACTTGATGCTAACATTGTTGATATTGGAGGGAATATGTTCGGTCGTATGGATGATAGTCTCAAAATGCAATATGGTGAATATGTCCCATTGTATGAGGAATACGCCAAAGTTATCGGTGAAGTGTTTGCAAGAGAGTTCCCTGATGGAGAAGTGCAGCTTATCACCGAGAATGGCACACCGATAGTTTCCACTTCTATGTCTCTACTTGCAACCATTATCGGCAAGAAAGTTATTAGAGGAAAAACAATGCTTGTTGTGGATTGCAAGCGTGATGATGTTGGCTTTGTCTGCCACACAAAGAACCCTCCTTGCAAAGTGCTTTCAAACGATAGTGATTACGTTGAACACGCTACCATTTATGGATGCACCTGTATTGAGAATGATATTATCCATCGTGATTATTCCGGTCCAGCTGATATTGGTGATAAGATTCTTATTTTCAATGTCGGGGCTTATGGATGTAATGTTGCTAATGATTTCATAACGCCTAAGCCAAGATGTGTTTGTGTTGATGATATGTAAGCCGTTAAACCTTGTTTAACTCATTGATAATCAGTTGTTTTAAATTTGTATATATCACTAATAATCAGTATCTTAGCTATATAAAAGAAAAGTATAACTTAAAAATAGGAGATAAACAATGAAAGCAACAAAGTACATTAATTCAAAAGGTTTGCTAAAAGGTGCATTTATTTACAGAATAAAGAAAGATGGAACGAAATCCGCTCGCCCTACATTCTATCAGTTTTTTGGAGCTGAAAAAACGGCAGAGAAAGTGATAGCAAGATTGATTAAATTAAATCCAAATTCAAAATTTGAAATCGCATAATAGATTGAGATATGGCAAATGCATTATACACAAAAAACGGTCACAATATGTTTGAGGTTTCATCCCTCATCCAGAAAGCAATACGAAGGAGTAACAAGGATTACGCCTGCTATGCTGCCAATGAATTGGCACCACGATTTAGAAATTATCTGTGGAAGCGACTATTGTGTGTATCGGCAGAAGATTGTTATGATCTTATTACGAATAAGATTGTTGCATTGAAACAAGCTGATGATTCGCAGAATTGGCAGAATAAGTCTCCCTTGTTTATAGAAAAGGCTATTGGTATTTTGCTTGCTGCACGAAAGAATCGTGATGCTGACTATTTCGCCTGCAACCTGCTTAATTCAAGAGATAGAATAGAATTTCCAAAGGATGAATATGTAGGAGATAGCGCAGGATGCTACACCAAGAATGGGCATGATACATTTTGGGTAGCCGGGTTATTGGAACGTGCCATAACTGGTAAAGATGATGTTAGAGCCGGTTATTTAGCTAATGAGTTAATGGTAAGATACCGGGAGTTTTTATGGAAACGCATTGTTTCCGTAGCTAGCAATCTCAACTACCAATTTGTAACGAACGAGATTGTCGCATTAAAGAAGGCTGATGATATGCAACCTACCACTTCGCTCAAATCTTCCATTTTTGTAGCAAAGGCTGTTACCGTACTTCTAAAGGTTGTAAAGTATGGGCGTTGTAGCCTCTATGTAAATGATTTCGATTATCCTATTGTATATCTGAAAGACTACGATAATCGGCACATGGTAATACCAGACTATGTGTTCGATTGTCATACCCATAGAGGTAGGCAGTTGGGGAAGACGAAAAAGGAGTTTATCATTGCCGAACAATCCGCTTTAACCCCATATAAGGAAGGTGAATATGATAAGTGTACTTGGGACAGATATTTCTATTTGGAGAAGAACGGTTTTTACGATAAGAATAATATAACTCCGAGACCGGATGATAAGAAAATGAAAGAAATTGAGGACGGATGCGTGCAGAGGTCTTTATTTGATTGATGTTTAATTTATGTTCTAATGCGTCTTTGATGAAAATCTAAAGACGTATTGGCATGTAAAGTTATAAGATTATGGGAAAGAAGGAAAGACAGAAATTGTTCTTGAAAAATTTAAAAGAAGGGCAGGGGATTATTTCATACGCTTGTGATATGACCGGAATCAGCCGTGCCTGTTATTATAAATGGATTGATAATGACCCCAAGTTTAAAGAAATCGTTGAAGAGATAAATGAAGGTATTATCGATCGTGTTGAATCAAAGCTGTTGAATGCTATTAACGATGATGATTTGACTGCCATCATCTTTTACCTAAAAACTAAAGGCAAGAAACGTGGTTATATAGAACGTGTTGAACAGGATGTCAATGTCAATCCGTTTGAAAGTTTGATGAAAGAATTACCGGACAAAATAGAAGAGTAATGGATTTGAGCGACAAGGCTGCCTTGTATATGCAGGCGTGGAGGGACGATTGGTGCAAGTTCTGTTCCGATGTGATGAAAGCACGTTTGGATAATGAACAGCAGGATATTATACACTCTGTACAGTACAATAGGATGACTGCTGTTGCTTCCGGCACTGCTCGTGGGAAGGACTTCGTGGCTGCTTGTGCGTCTATCTGTTTTATGTATCTTACTCCTCGCTGGGAAAATGGAAAGCTTGTAAAAAACACCAAGATTGCCATGACCGCTCCAACTGGTCGTCAAGTACAAAACATTATGATACCTGAAATCTCACGATTGTTTCGCAATGCTGGAGTATTGCCCGGAAGATTATTATCATCTGGCATTAAAACAAACTATGATGAATGGTTTCTAACGGGGTTTAAGAGTTCTGACGATAATATGGAAGCATGGTCAGGATTTCATGCTGTAAACACCATGTTTGTTGTAACAGAGGCATCAGGTATCTCTGAAACCACCTTCAATGCCATTGAAGGTAACTTGCAGGGAAATTCACGTTTGCTCATCGTGTTCAACCCAAACGTAACCACCGGATATGCAGCGCGGGCCATGAAGTCCGACCGTTTTGCCAAATTCAGGTTAAGTTCCCTTAATGCGGAGAATGTCGTAAGCAAGAAAATAGTCATTCCCGGTCAAGTGGATTATGAATGGGTGAAGGATAAAGTCTCGAATTGGTGCTCGCCTATCCAACAAGAGGACTTCAACGAAGGCGAAGGTGATTTCAAATGGGAAGGTGGGCTGTATCGACCGAATGACTTATTCCGTGTCAAGGTGCTTGGCATGTTCCCTAAAGTAGCTGAAGATGTGCTTATTCCCTATGAATGGATAGAGATCGCCAATGAGAACTGGAAGCGGTTGAAGGAAGATGGTTTTACTCCGAAAAAAAGCTGCAAGCTTGGTGTTGATGTTGCCGGTATGGGACGTGACGACAGCGTACTGTGTCCTAGATACGGTAATTATGTCTCGGAGTTTGAGGTACACCAATCCGCAGGAGCGGCTGATCACATGCATGTTGCTGGGATGATTACCAAGTATCTTAACAAAAAAGGTTCAAAAGCGTTTATTGACACTATTGGTGAGGGGGCAGGGGTGTTTTCACGACTACAGGAACTTGACCACAAAAATGCATATTCTTGTAAGTTTTCAGAAAGCGCGCATGGACTGCATGATATAACAGGCGAATATACCTTTGCCAATATGCGAGCTTATTTGTTTTGGGCTGTACGCGATTGGCTTAATCCGAAGAATGGGTTTGGAGCGGCTCTTCCGCCTTGTGATAAATTAATGGAAGAAGCTACTGAAACGCATTGGGGGTTCATGAGCAACGGAAATGTTTTTATTGAGAAAAAAGAGGAGATAAAGAAACGCATCAAACGTTCTCCTGACTGGTTTGATGCGCTTGCTAATACATTTTATCCGTATGATTACTTGGTCGTAAGTGATGAAGATATTCTAAGAAATATGTTGTAATTTTGTAAAAACTGAAAATATGAAACAACAAGATTTAAACCGTATGGCAATATTCTTAGGACAAAAGTTGCCTATTCCACAGCAAGAGCATATTGCTGATACTATAAGGAAGATAGAAGTAAGGCTACAGGAAAAGAAGATAAACAAATTTGTAAATGCTTCTGTGAAAGAAGGATATACGAAAGCATTGGAGATACTCAAAAGTAACGATGTAGGATTTGATAAATATCATGAGTTGAAAACTCTCCAGTCAAAATCCATTGCTGCTATTGCTGTGGATTATCTGAAAGGAGAATGTGCGCAGGAAGTTCTTTGTAATATTCCTCTGAAATAGTTATTATTTTATTTGAAATTCAAATAAAATAATTATCTTTGCACTATAACATTCAAGTTAACGTGCCCTTTCACGTTGCCGGGTAGTACGTCATGTGTTACCCGGCTTCTTTTTAGGAGCAATTATTTACAATTAATCACCGTATGAAGGAGTACGGAACGTTTCTCTGACGTGAAGACATGATTATGAAAACGAACCAAATTATGATTCGCCCGATGGGTGATTTTAAAGTAATTCAGAGAACAAAAGATGCATTTTTCAATGCTACTGATTTACTAAAGCAGTGGAATGGATGTAGTGGGCAGCAGAAACAAATGGTGCACTATACAGATAATTCTTCGACAGAAGAGTTTATAAAAGCTTTAATATCAGAGGAAATGTTTAAAGAACGTAATTCCGTTCTTATACAATCAAGAGGAAAGAATGGTGGAACATGGATGCATCCCTTACTTTTTATCGATTTCGCAATGTGGCTCAACCCAACTTTCAAAGTAAAAGTTCTCAAATTTGTATATGATGAAATGATAAAATTCCGCAATCTTGCCGGTGATGCATACCCATCCATGTGTAAAGCTGTCAGTTCTATTTTACCGGATGCGCTATTCAAACAAAAGATTAAGGATTTAGCCAAGTCACTTAACATCATTGTGTACGGTAAGCATGAATCAGAAATGCGTAATAAAGTTGGCGATGAATCCAAGATACGAGAGCTGTATGAATTGGAATTGCAGATAGCCCAATGGATAGATTTAGGCTTTATCAAAGACTATAACAGCCTTAAGTCTACATTGACTAAATTGTATTATCGGAAATATCCTAATGTTTTACCTCTATAAATAAATGTTAAAACAACGGTATGAAGCCGTACCGTACAATTATACAGCAATGGACGAAATAACCGAAATATTTAATACAAGAACTGTATCTGATATTATCAGTGGTTTAAAAAACAAGTCTATAAATGTTCCTGAATGGAGTAAATTATTAAAAGATTACGAGCCATCCAAACATAAGATAGTCGATGATAAAATTGGTCGTAAGGATAAAACGAGATCTGATGGAAGCGTCGACCCTGCTTCACGTATCTATCTTGGCTTGGAAAGACTACTTGTAAAACGTGTTACTGAATTTGCTTTCGCTATCCCGGTCAGGCGTATTTATCACAACACAGAAGATAATGAAACACGTCAAAAAATAGCCAAAGCTATTGAGGCTATTTATAAATATGCCCGTATTGACTCTGAAAACACTAAACGTGGCAACGCTTATTTTGCTTCTTGTGAAATCTTTACGATTTGGTATGCAGTTAAGAAACCCAACACTTTATATGGCTTCAAAAGTGAATATAAGCTGAAGTGTAAGACGTATTCCCCTATGGACGGAGTGGATTTATATCCCTTGTTTGATGAATTAGGGGATATGATTGCTATGTCCTTTGAATACAAGAAAAAAATAAATAACAAAGAAGTTACCTTCTTTGAAACATATACAGCTAATAAGCACTATAAATGGAAACAGGAAAATGGTGATTGGGAATCTGTTATAGCTCCGGAAAAAATAGCATTTCATCTTGGTAAAATACCTGGTGCTTACACATTTCGTCCTGAACCTGTGTATTATGGGTTGTCGCATATTCGCGAAGAAATTGAATATACGTTATCCCGTAATTCTGATGTCATTGCTTACAACTCCGCTCCTGTGTTGAAAGTAACTGGAGAATTAGTCGGTGAGGAGGATAAAGGAGAAACACGTAGATTGTTCCGGTTAAAGAATGGAGGTGATGTGGCTTATGTTTCATGGACTCAAGCTATAGAAGCTTTGAAGTACCATGTAGAGACTTTATTAAAGCTCTTCTTTATGCAAGCTCAAATGCCTGATCTTTCTTTTGAGAACATGAAAAGCCTTGGTAATATCGGGTTTGATGCAAGACAAATGATGTTATCTGATGCCCATCTGAAAATAGGTGATGAGTCCGGTGCCTGGATAGAGTTCTTTGAGCGTGAATGCAATGTCATCAAGGAGTTTTTAAAAATGATGAATACCGAGTGGAAGAGTGAAATAGACAACATAGAGGTTGAGCACGTTATCACCCCATTTATTCAAAATGATGAAGATGCATTGATTAATAGATGTATAAAAGGAAATGGAGGTAAAGCCATATTTAGCCAACTTGAATCTATCCGCATAGCCGGGTATTCTAATGATCCTGAAGAAACTTTAAAGCAAATTCAAGAAGAAGATAAAGCCACTCAACAGACAAGGGTAAATAGCTTGTTTGAAGGTGCAGAATAATCATACTAAAAATAATAACAATGAAAAAGTATATTGGAACAAAACAGATTGAAGCAGAACCTATGACAAGAGGTGACGCGTGGGGAAAACATCTTCTTAGAGAAAAACCGTCAACGGCAAATTTTGACGATGAGGGTTATCATGTTCGTTATGAAGACGGATACGAAAGCTGGTCGCCTAAAGATGCGTTTGAAAAGGCGTATAAAATAGCTGATACTTTCCTTGACCGCTTGCATATTGAAATGCGAGATTTATATGAAAAGATGGATAAACTCTCTCCGTTTATTGAATCCGGCAAGATAGACGAAGTTGTAACAGACAAATATCAGAACTATTTGCTTCGTTTGCAACATAGAATTATGAGCAGGTATATTAACGTGTTGGAATGTCGCATAGGTAGGGTTGACGGATCACCCGAAGCACCTTTGCATCTGATGTCATTTGGAGATGCAATAGAAATTCTGAAACAAGGTGGAGCTATCCGCAGAAGTGGATGGAACGGAAAAGGTTTGATGGTATTCAAACAGGTTCCAGCCCATATAGAGAGTGATGTTATTCCAAAGATGCAATCTCTTCCGCAATCAGCAAAAGACCTTATTCTGAAAGGTAAGGGTTTCATTGACTACACAAGCCAGTGTCTTATATATAACGAGAATACAGGGCGTGCTGATAGCTGGGTTCCATCGATCTGTGATGTATTTGCCGAAGATTGGGAGATTGTCTTAGAATAACCTATCTGCCACATGTAGAGAAGGTAACGGTGGCGCAGGTTTCCACTTGCGCTGCTTGCTTATAGATAACATTATGGATAAGAAAGAATTGGTAAAATTCCTACGCGACTACAATCATTGGAGAAGAGGTGCAGAAATACCTATGCCAAGTCCTAAAGAATTAGGAATCGCATTGGATGCAGCAATATCTATTATTGAAGAGGTGGAAGAGAAAACCGTAAATAAGATACTTGACAATTATGAGAAGTAGAATATCAAAATGGCTCATTAAGCTGGCCGATAAAATCAATCCGCAAGAAAGATTGAGTAGCATTGAACGAGTTGACAACTACGAAGCGAAGAAACTTGGCATCTGCCTCGGTCGCACCAAGAAGGAAATTAAGGATTATCACAAGAAGATGAAACTCGATGAAGGCTGGTCCAACCGAAAGGCTGACGATATGCTCATTAAAGAGGTTAAGGATGAGGTTCGTCAATCTATTATACACTCCATTATCCAAAGAGGACTTATTGAATACTCCGTAGAGAAAGTTGACAATGAACTTCATGTTACAGGTGAAATCAAAGTGTACATTAAGAAGGAATAGCATGAAAGTACCAATAGATAGCATGAGCTTTAATGAAAGCGAATACCATAGAGGCAATAAAATATGGAATGCGCAAACACTATACGATTTTGCCAAAGCTAAGGAGTATCCGGTTCTTGATATGCCTTTATGGAATATTGACTTGACTACTGAACCGTTTGAATGCAATCAGCTTCATAGCTTTATCTTTCAGATGAAACGAGTTAATGAATGTTCGCTTGAATACCCTATCATATTGGACGAAGTAGGACAAATAGCCGATGGCTATCATCGCTTGTGTAAGGCTATCTTGGAAGGGAGAGAAACGATTAAGGCTATCCGGCTGTTGGAAATGCCTGCACCTGATAAAATTGAGGAATAATGGCAAAGAAAGTTATTCCTCAATCCAAGTACCATTGCCGAGATTGCAAACATTCGTATGATTGGCATGAGAAAGATTGGAAAGGTGATGTTTTCATGTGCCGTTGTAAGTTTTCCCAATGGAGTAAGTTTTTGAATCGTGATATATGTGACAAATTCGAGAAAAGATGAAACGAGAAATTAAATGTGCTACGTGCGGCAAGCACTTGTTTGATACCGAAAAGTCCGATGGTGCTGCCATGTCAGAAGCTCTAAGAATGGGATTTGTAGCAAAGATGCCATTCCTATATGGGATAAGTGGATGCTTTTTCTTCTGCAATAAAGAATGCAACAAGGAATGGAGCAAGGCTAATATATCACAGGAAGCAGAAGCCATTGGAGATAAATCTATCGCTGAATTAAAAGCAAAGCAACCTCAAATGATAGAAGATACTGCTAATGCAATGAGAAAATTCATAGAAGTGCTAAATAAATTCAGAAAGAAATGAAAATTAAGAATAAATATAACATTGGCGATTATGTGTGGGTTGGCAAGAATGCTCCTACTCGCCATAGAATTAAAGCTATAGAGATATTTGTACATCCAGAAAGAGGTACATCTGTCGCTTATGTACTTGAAGGTGTTCCTCCTGAATATTGCGGATTTAGAGAAGCTGAGTGTTTTCTTAGCAAAGCTGAATGTCTCAATCATGAAAACTATAATAGCGTCAGAGCGACTGCAACCAGAGTGAATCAAGTTTTCTTGCGGCTATGTTTGATTATTGCAATGATGATAATTGTTATTCCGTTTTTAATTGCACAAGCTATTTATTGGCTTTTCACAGGAAGGTGCGAACCTTTATCGTATAGGACAATGGACAAAATATGTATGATGTTTAATCATGGCAAAACCTAAGATTCCAAATCAAAAGAAGAAATATCAGGAACTCAACAACCGGCTAAACAGATATGTCGCCCTTGTTGAGCAGATATACGATACTCTTAATCTGGAAGCCGCTAAGATTGCATTGAATACCGAATATGATGCCGACGGTGGTACTGTCTTCAAATTTTCTGACTATCCGCAAACCAAGAAGTCTATAGCAGACATTCAAGCTCGGTTCGTAGATGATGTTTGTTCTGTTATCTATCGTGGTACTTCTGATGAGTGGAAGATTAGCAATGAGGTACAGGACTTGATGGCTGATAAGGTTTTGAAAGCCTACACAGCCAAGATTGATAGAGAAAAGTATAAGGTTCTGTACCAAACCAACTCTGATGCTCTAAAAGCGTTTCAGAACCGCAAGGATAAAGGCTTCAATATCTCTGATAAACTTTGGCAACAGTCTACGATTTACAAGGAAGAATTGGAAGCTGCTATTTCCTGTGCTATTCAAAAAGGCACCAGTGCTATTACGTTGAGTAAGCAAATCTCTAAATATCTGCTCGATTTTCCATCCCTGCAAAAAGATTATAAAGAGATGTTCGGAAATGCTGAACACCTCAAGGATTGTGAATATCGTTCTATTCGGTTGGCTCGTTCTGAAATCAATATGGCTTACCGTACTGCTGAAAATGAGCGTTGGAAACAAATGGATTTCGTAGTAGGCTATGAAATCAAACTTAGCGGAAGACACCCTGCACATGATATTTGTGATACTCTTGTCGGCAAATATCCGAAAGGCTTTGTTTGGACTGGCTGGCATCCGAATGATTTATGCTATAAAGTGCCTATCCTCAAAACGGAAGAGGAATTTTGGGCGTGGGACGGACGTAGTGAGGTGGCTACTGAAAGCATTAATGAGGTAAAAGATGTGCCGGACAGCTTCAAGAAATGGGTTCTTGATAATCTGCAACGCATTGATGATGCCAAGAAACGAGGCACGCTTCCATACTTTTTGAAAGACAACCCATTTTATCTGAAAGAAAATAAAAGCAGGTACATTGATTCAGTAACTAAATATACTGGCTCGTACTATCCAAGAATAAACCAATATTTAAGAGGTCAAAGAAAGCAACTTGATGAAGAAACGCTTTCTGTCATTGATGGTATCAGCAAATACATTAACCTTTCTAACAAGTGTATTGGAACAAGTTATCGTGGCATTGCTGCTGACAGAATAATGTTTGACAAACTGAAATCTTTAAAGAAAGGCGATGACTACATAGAGAACGGCTTTATGTCAACATCCGCCAATAAGCTTGTAGCAGAGGATTTTGCCGATGGAACAGAGTACAAAATTATCTTTGAAATCAAAGGTAAAAATGGAGTGGACATATCATCTATATCCGATATGCAGGAAGAAAAAGAAATATTGTTCAACAAATCTTCCAAGTTTAGAATTACAAAAATCAAAGCTGTTGATAAGGAGGTATTCGGCAATTTATATATCTATATGGAGGAAATATAAGATGCTATATTTCGCCAAATCAAATAATTTTCTTACCTTTATACATAAATAATACCACTATGATTGGAGCAATAATAGGTGATATTGTAGGTTCTCGCTTTGAATTTAACAATATCAATACTAAAGAATTCGAACTGTTTACTAAAGATTGCAGTTTTACAGATGATACCATTTGTACTATTGCGATTGCTGATGCTATATACCGGAAGATAGACTATAAAGATGTGCTGTTGGAATGGTGCAGGAAATATCCGAACCCCAAAGGCTCTTACGGTGTGTCCTTTGAAAGATGGTGGAGAAGTAATAACCCACAACCATATAACAGTTATGGTAATGGCTCTGCCATGCGTGTTAGTCAAATTGGTTTCTATTATAATTCACTGACAAAGGTTCTTGAAGAAGCGGAGAAAAGCGCAAAAGTTACTCATAATCACAAAGAAGGTATCAAAGGCGCACAAGCTATTGCAGGTTCAATATTCTTATTGCGCACCGGACACACTAAAGGCGATGTAAAAAAATGGTTAGAATCTACATTTGGATATGACTTATCACAAACAGTTGCCTTCATGCGTTCATGCAATGAGTTTGATGAAAGTTGCCAGGTAACTGTACCGCAAGCAATAATCTGCTTTCATGAAAGTAACGGGTTTGAAGATGCGATTCGTAATGCTGTATCAATAGGTGGAGATAGTGATACAATTGCTTGCATTGCTGGGGGATTAGCAGAAGCATTCTACGGAGTACCGGATAATATTTTCGATAAAGCATATACATACCTTGACAAGGACATGAAACGTGTTATCAAGAAGGCGTTGAGGACTAAATTTTTAAATCGTGTAATAGAAACATATTGATTATGGATAATTCATTATTAGAAAAAGCACTGCAAATCGCAGTTGATGCGCATATTTATCAAGTTGATAAAGCTGGAGCACCTTATATTTTCCATCCTATTCGTGTTTCAAGCAGATGTTCTACTGACGAAGAAAGAATTGTTGCTTTGTTGCACGATACAATAGAAGATACCGAAGTTACTGCTGAATATTTACTGACGGAAGGGCTTCCTCGCAATATCATAGATGCGATTCTTTCTGTTCCTCGCAATAAAGGAGAAAGTTACGAAGATTTTATAAAACGTTCTAAGCTTAACCCTATAGGAAGACAAGTTAAATTGCATGACTTGGAAGACAACATGGATATAACACGTTTAAATGAACTCACAGAAAAAGATCTTAAGAGATTAAGCAAATACCTAAAAGCTATAAATATCTTAAAGAATAACCGCAAAAGAATTATTAAAGTTCTCTTGTTCCACTCTCCCCATTCTAAAAATTCATATATCCAAAAGGATTCTTCTTCATCTATATCTTTAATGGATACTCTTTTGGGGAGTTTATCAATTATTCCTTGTAGAAAATCCGGTTCACTAAAACCTTCTTTCTTTTTTTTCAATAAGAAGAACTAGTTTTTCTAAGTTGTTTTCGTTTAGATTATTATTTTCTAATTGTTCATGAATTTGCTTAATTTCTTCTTTTTCATATCTGTATAGTTTATAAATTATCGAACGTGATGCCATTGGATACCAACTTTTGGATTGCCGTCTTTTTCGTATTCATATACACAGTCAATAGCAGCTTTCCCATTGATATATAATTCATAGATTTCTGGAAAATAAGTTTTAATAGCACTCATTTGTTTTGAGTAGTCAGTAATAAGCACACTGTTTGCAGGTATCCCTAAAGAGATGTTAGTCAACGAAGCACAAGAAAATAATATACAAATCGTTGAAAGTAGTGCGAGTTTTTTAAGTATTAGCATATTATCTTGATTTTAAATTAAATACAAAAGCAATGATTTAGGAAATTTTATCCAAATATCATTTTTTGTTTTTTAGGCTATTTTGCTCATGATTTTGGCACATAATTTGCTATTCTCATAATCCCTTTTGTTTTATTATTCATTACAAATATAGGTACTTATAATTATAATTACAAATTGTTCGACCATTTTCTTGCGAGACGTAACATAAAAAGCAAACTTTTTATTTGAATTTCAAATAAATATTGTATATTTGCACTCAAAGCGTATGAAGATGTATGCTACGGAACTTGTCGTAAAAACTCATTGCTCTAAGAATGTTTTTAAGTTCTACGGAATAGTCTGCTGGCATACGTTTGCTACGCAGACTATTTCTTTTTAGTAACTTAAAATTCATTTAGTAATGGACAGAAAACAACAAGTTTTGTTGAGATTGAAACCGAAAGTGAAGGCGTTCGGGTTCAATAAAAAGGAGTTAATGAGTGTCGCTGCCAAGATTGCCGACAATCTAACTTCCACTGATGAGGCCTCCGAAGAGGATGTTAACGCAGAGATTGATACAGCTATTGATGCGGTTCTTCCTTACCTGCAAGTCAGCCAGTCTTTCGCAAATCGAGTAATCGAAGAGAATCGCAAAAAGAATGACGACGATGAAACCGATGACGACATTGACGATGAGTCATCAAATGCTATCAACCGCCAATCGGGTTCAAACAAGAAAAATCCCAAAAACAAAGGAAAGAATGATGATGCACCGGAATGGGCAAAAGGCATGTTGCAGACCATTGAGACTTTAACAGGCAAAATATCCGCATTGGAAGGAGAAAAGCTTGTTGCTTCTCGGAAAGCAAAGTTGGAAGCCCTGTTGAAAGATACCGGTACATTTGGTTCCCGTACTCTGAAAAGTTTTTCGAAAATGAGTTTTGAAAATGATGAAGAGTTTGAGGAATTCTATTCCGAAGTCGAAGAGGATTTGAAGGCTTACAATCAAGAACGGGCAGATGCTGGACTTTCTACTACTGGAATGCCGCCTGCTGCCGGTGGTGGTAAACCTAAAGAAGAGGAGCCATTCAGCGATAATGAAATTGATGAAATGGCTGATATTTTGTAATAATTAAAATTAAATGGAAAAATGGGAGCAGTAGATGTAGGTACCATTGAATCTTTCGGGTTCGGAAACGATCCGATTGTCATCCGCAAATACATAGCAGGTATTAAAGGCGGTAAAGTGTTAGATGTGGCTAATTTCAAAGGAGAGTTTATCCGTGCAGGTCATGTGATTATTCGTGATACGGAATCCGACACATACAAGCCTATGCCGGTCAATTCCAAAGGAGACGCTTATGAAGCATTACCAGAGAGTCATGAATATGCAGGTGTATGCTATGTAACTAAATCAGTAAAAGAACCGTTCGTGTCGATTATGCACACCGGGGTAGTTAATGATGTTGCCAGTCCTTATCCGTTGGATACAATCAAGGCTGCTTTGAAATCGGCTATTCCAACACTTGTTTTTGAACACGACTAACAATGGAGGTATAATTTATGAATGAATCATTATTTCAAAAATATGTTGCTAAGTTTTTTCCGAAACTACAACGGCTAATTGAAAAGGTAAACGGTAAGAGAAACCAAAACCTTACCTATCTTCACAAAGGGGATGGTGCCATGTTGCGTATGGAATATTCCCCAGATAATAAATGGGAAAGCACTTCTGTTAATACAACCTATGTAGCTGCTGATTTTGTGGCTGTAGATTCCGAACTGCCGGTTAAAAGCCGTGACAGCATTGCATCGGCTAACGGAAAGTTGCCCAAAATCGGTATGTCCAAAATTCTGAAAGAGTCAGACATCAATAATATCAATGTGATGGAAGCTCAAGGAGGCAATGCAAAAGTTATTGCTGGTAAACTTGCCAATGATGCAGTTTCTTGCTCTGTCGGTATTGACGAAAGAAATGAATATAACTTCTTGTTTGCTCTCTCTAATGGATATGTTGCCATTAAAGATGAAGATAAGCCTAATGCATTGATGCGTCTGAATTTTAATTATTTGAAAGATAATACATTCGGGGCTACCGTGAAAGATGAAATCTCTCTTGAAGATATCAAACGTGTTATCTCCAAGGCAGACAATGACGGCAATTCTATTATCAAGATTTGTATTGCTAAATCTGCTTATGACAAATTGAGACAGACACAAGGGGCGAAAGAACTTGTTGCTAATTACATTGGTCAATCATTCACTTCGGATACAATTCTTCCGACTCCAACAGGAGCTAAATTCAATGAAGCTTTTGCTGATGATAACGGTGGTATTACGTTTAAAATCATTGACCGCTCTGTCATTTTTGAAGAAGATGGCAAAAAGCGTTCGGTCAAGCCGTGGAATGCTAATAGGCTTGTATTCATCTGTAATGAAGTCGTTGGAACTTTGGTATATGGGCGGTTGGCAGAACAAACTAATCCTGTTAAGAATGTAATTTACAGACTTGTGGATACTTTCAAGCTGATATCCAAATATTCACTCGTAAACCCATTACGGGAAGTAACTTCCGGACAAGCTTTTGTAGCTCCAATCATTGAAGATGTAGATCAGATTTATGTCTATGATTTCTCTGAAGGGCAAGTTGTCAATCAAGAAGAAGAAACCAAAGATTCTGGTGATGTGAAGATTACGATTTGGGGAGCGACCTACAAAAAGCCTGAATTTATAGCTGCATTGAAGTCTGTCTCCAATGAACGTGTTGCTTCCAATATCACTGATGCAAAGTTGATTGAAAAAGTTAATATGCTTAGTGACGAACAGGAAGAAGCGTTAAGAGCATCTGTTGAATCACATAAGGCTTAATGATAATGAAGACAATCCTACAAGCACTGAAAGATGAAGTCCACTACAAATTAAGTAGTGGCTTCTTCGAGAATCGCCTTCTTGAGAGAGAGCTAAATGGTAATGATGAATGTACTGTTGAAATCTTTAAAAGCAAGCCTTTCAAAGGTGCTGTTGCTGATTGTTTGCGAAGCCTTGTTCAAGCGCAAAACTATACAGAAGGTGATGTTTCTATGAGTTTGTCTGATAAGAAGGTTGAAGAAGCTAAGAAACTTGCTAATTCAATTTACCGTTCCATTGGAGAGGATGATAAATGCTTTAGTGAGCCAACTGTATACGTAGGAGGATGATTATGATACTTGATGATAGACCCCACAAGCTAAAATATCTCGTAATTACTCCCGGGTACGAGGATGACAATGGAGATTACCATGAAGGTGAAAGCCATTATGAAGGTGATATTCCGTGTCGTCATGTGCCTAATGGGAAAGCAGAGGAAAGAGTATTTGAGGATGGTGTTGTCAGAAAGTATTCGGCTGTTGTCCGACTTGATGCTGATTGTAGAGAGTTTGCTATTGATGATAAAGTAAAGCTATTCCTTCTTGGAGGCATTGAACGTGAATGTAAAGTGAAAGGCTTCCATCGCTATCAAACTTACTGTAAGTTATGGGTATAAAGATGATTACGTCGATGAGCGAAATCAATGCAGCAATTAAAGCTGAAGTAGAACGTGTCAATACGCTTACCATACGTGCACTTTCGTATCTTGGAGAATTATGCATTATTGAAGCGAAGGACAGGCCGCAAGAATTAAGCTGGTTTGACCAGTCAGGCAACTTGCGTAGTTCTATTGGTTATGTAATCGTTCATAATGGTAAAATCATTAAGTACTCAACGTTTAATCAAGTGAAGCAAGGTACTGATGGTATCAAGGAAGGTAAAGAGCTTGCAACTGAAATCGCAAAACAATATGTAAGCGGTTATGCACTTATCGTTGTTGCCGGAATGAATTATGCCGAACTCGTAGAGGCTATGGATAACAAGAATGTGCTTGCTTCCGCTGAATTGTTTGCAAGGAAGGAGCTTCCTAAGATGATGATGAAACTTAAAACTCAAATTGTTGCATGATGAAGTCAGATATTGAAATCAAGGATGATATTTATAAGTTCATCAAAGGTTCTGCTCTTGAAAAGGCTGTTACAGGGAAGCTTAGGAAGACAAGGCGTCCCAAAGATTCTAACTTGGAGGACATTGTCATTTCTATTCTCGATAACGAATCAGGCCAGATGCAGGAAGCTTTTGTGAATGTGAATATTTACGTCCCAGATGATATTCGGGGCGGACAAGCAGAGGAAAAATCAATTCGTTTGCGTGAGTTATGCAAGATTGCCTATAAGCTTCTCGAAGTAGGGCGTGGGGAAAGTTACCGCTTTACGCTGAATAAACAAAGGGTACTTGAAGTGAACGGGAAAGACGAGCACTTCATCAATAACAAGTTATTGTATAAACAAATAAATGAATAAAGATTATGGAACTATCATGGGGAAAGCCCGTTATTAAGATTGGTAAATTAGGTGATGGCGGAAAGTCGCCAACATCTTGGATTGATATTCCTACTCCTGTTGAGAATTCAACAAAGTTGACACCAACAAAAGGCGCCAAAAAGGAAGCTAAAATCGAGGGTGGAGAAAATGAAGCTGTAAAATATGCTGCTAATACTTACACGTTTGAATTTGAGCTTCGTGCAGGAAAAGGACGCGCAAAGCCTGTTGAAGATATTGATGGTATCATCTCTGGGGAATATGCTGTAAAGTTGCAGCCGGAAGATCCAACAGTCGAGGGTATCGTTATTGACCGTTCTGCCATGTCTATGGAGGAGACTTTTGATACAGAGAATGGTAAGAAATGGAAATATACCTTTGATGTACTGAAACCTTCAACCGGTAATCAGGTGAAACATGAAGTTGTAAATTTTAGCGGTGCCGGCAGCCTGAAAGTAGTCATCTCTGATGATGGTGGAGTCGGCATGTGGAAGTTATCTACTGAAGAAGACTGGCACAAGAGTGGGGTACAGGTATTTGCCACTAAGGGAAGTGTTACTATCCAGTATAAGGATGTAAGTGGTAAGACCAAACCTGCACAAACCTCTGCAACTATCAAGGAAGGGGAAGTTGTTGAGATTGCTGCAAAATATACATCTGCCGGTTGAGCTGTTCGACGAATAAATGGCAAGCGGAATAGACGCCCTTTGCAGGTTGGTAGGACAAACCTGCTATATGCAGAATTTACGTAGTGAGCGCGCGTATGTTATCATAAGGGAGTGGTTTGAATCCGCTTCTGCTCTAATATTTTTTTATTATGGAAGATAATAAATGCATGGAAATGGATATTGCCGATACCATTATGGAGAAACCTATTGGTTTTAATATTGGTAATCGGTGTTTTTATATATATCCGCCAACACTTGGAAAAACGTATTTATTGGCACGGCTTTTCAATGAACTTGATGTAAATGATAAGATTATCTCCACTAATCCCTATATGGAAGCATTAAGGGTGTGTCAGACTAAAAGAAACGTAGTATGCAGGATATTATCATATTCTACATTCTTTAAAACAATAGTTCGTTAAAAAATCGCCAAGCCTAAGCGGCTATGGCAGTAAATAAAATGAGTTCTTTGAAAAGTTTGTCA